ATTTGAAATCCGCTCCGCAACACTTTCAGCCGATGAAGAAAATCAAAAGCTAGTCGGTTATGCGGTGAAATGGAATAGCCCTTCACAAGTGCTTTACTGTGATTTTGTGGAATCCTTTGCGCCTAAAGCTTTCAGTGACAGCCTAGCGAGTGGCGAAGATGTGCGCGCACTCTTTGAACATGACTACACCAAGTTACTAGGTCGAACAAGTGCGGGAACATTAAAGCTAGAAGAAGATTCAACCGGCTTACGCTTTGAACTAACTCCGCCCGATACAACAATCGGAAAAGATTTATTAGTTAGCGTTTCCCGCGGTGATATTACAGGGATGTCTTTCGGATTCAGAGCGATTAAAGAAGAATGGAATTTTGATGTAGAGCCTTATCAAAGAAATGTAATTAAAGCAGATCTCTTTGAAGTTACTGTAACAAGTATTCCAGCCTATCCGGAAAGCAGTGTTGAAATCGCTAAGCGTTCAATGGTCGCAGCAAAAGAACAAACACAGGGTAAATCAAACACTATCTTAAAACGCTGGCTTGATGTAGCGGAGGCTTAATATGTGGAATCCTTTTAGACGAAAAGAGCAACGCAGCGAACCAATCACTATTGATGAATTCATCTCTTACATGGGCGTAAATAATACAGGCGCGGGCGAATATGTCAGCCCACAAACGGCAGAGGCTCTACCAGCGGGTATGAAAACCGTAACAGTGGTTGCCCGGGCGGGAGCGTCTCTGTCCTGTTATCTGTACGCACTGAAAGAAGATGGCCGCGAAAGAATCTACCGTCATCCAGTTGAATATCTTTTAAATGAAATGCCTAACCGAAATCAAACACCTTACCAGTTCAAATATACGATGATGCGCCATTGCTTGCTAACTGGTAATGCTTACGCAGTGATTGAGTGGAATAACAAGGGCGAACCTGTAAGCCTTACACCTTACCAGCCGAGCGAAGTAAATATCTTCCGTAAAGTAACAGGAGAACATATTTACCAAGTAACGGACTTAAACGGAGTAACTAGAAACTACCTTCAAGATGAAATGTTACACCTACGCCATAGTTCCCTTGATGGATTTATGGGGCGTTCACCTGTGACAGTTTGCCGTGAAACGATTGGACTAGGTTTAGCACAACAACGACACGGCGCATCAATTATGAAAAATGGATTGATGGCAAGCGGATTAATCTCAACGGCTGAATGGCTAGACGATGCGAAAGCACAGAAAGCAGTGAAAGCCTTAGAGCGTTACAAAGGCGCGAAGAACGCGGGGAAAACACCAATCCTTGAAGGCTCAATGGAATACAAACAATTAGGCATGACAAACCAAGATGCCGAATGGTTACAAAGTCGAACCTTCACAATTTCCGATATAGCCCGAATCTACAACATAAGCCCGATTTTCCTACAAGATTATTCAAATAGTAGTTATGCGAATTTCAGTGAGGCTAGTAGAGCGTTCTTATCACAAACCTTGCGCCCATGGCTAACTAACTTTGAACAACAACTCAAAGATGCCTTAATGATTGACTTAACGAGCAATAGCAAGAAACGGCACTTAATCGAATTTGACACAAGCGATTTACTCCGCACCAGTCAAAACGAACGATTCAAAAGCTATGATGTGGCAATAAAAGCTGGCGTAATGTCACCTAACGAAGTACGCAGACGTGAAGGCTTGCCGCCTTATGATGGTGGAGATGAATTTAGTCAAGCATGGAAACAAACCGTAGAAGTTAAACGTGGTGATGGTGGACTTAATGGGGTAAATAATGGCGCGGATGATTAGAGCCGGTAAATATAACAAGGCGATAAGTTTACAAAAACAAGTAAACGAAACCAATGATTATGGCGGATTTGTAAGTAAGTGGAAAACCGTTGCGAATATACGCGCAGCGGTTGAACCGTTACAGGGTAGAGAGTTCTTTGCTAGCGCAAGCGTAACGAATGAAAACGTTATGCGAATCCGCATTAGATACGGAACGAATGTAGATAACACAATGCGCGTGAAATACGGTAATCGCAACTTAGAAATAACCAGCATCATTGATAGCAAGGAATCACACAGGGAATTACAACTTATTTGTAAAGAGGTAACCAATGGAAAAAACTGATTTAACGCTTGAAGAAATTAAGCAGCATTTAAACGTAGATCATGATTTAGATGATGACTTAATCGAAAGCTATAAGGTAGCGGCCTTTGAAGTATGCCAAAAGCATATAGGCAAAACCTTTGGTGATGAAGAAACAGAAAACACCGTTCCTTTTACCCCAGCTATAAAAGTGGGCTGCTTAATGTATATCGGGCATTTATACAGTAACCGAGAAATAACAACGGATGCCCCTCAAACGCTTATCCCTATGACTATTAAATCTCTATGGAATGTTTACCGTGAGCCTTGCGCTTACTAAGGATTTAGTAACCGATGCCATACCAACCGTTAAGACGTTGTAGCTATCCCGGATGTAGAAACAAAGTAAAGTCCGGTAGATGCGAGGAGCATAAACCCAAGGACAACCGCCCAAACAGTAGCGCACGCGGTTACGACCACAAGTGGAGCAAATACCGCGCACAATACTTAAAGCATCATCCTCTTTGCGGGATGTGCTTAGAGCAAGGCAAATATACTCCGGCAACAGTGATAGACCATATCAAGCCAGTAGAGAACGGACAAGCCGATCCGTTGTTTTGGGTAGCAAGCAATCATCAGCCTTTATGTCGTGATTGTCACAGCTATAAAACACGAGTGATAGACCAACGCGGATTTGGTGCGAAGAAAATTGATTAGACCGGGTGGGGGCAATTTCAAAAAGAAATCGGCAATCCTACGGAACCGCGCCCCTATTCAATCTCTTTCGCAAGGCAAATTTTTTGAAAATAAGGAAACGTATGAGTAAGAGAAGAAACTATAAAACCCCTGATTTTTTAGATGGTATTGCTAAAACCCAATGGAAAAGCCGAATTAAACAACTTTCAGAGCGTGGCGATATTAAAGCAGAAGATTTAACGAACCTTGAAATTTATTGCGAAAACTACGCAATTTGGCGTCATTCCGTAGCAGATTTAGCCAAAAATGGCTTCATTATTGTGAATAGTCAAGGCACTCAATCAAGAAATCCAGCCTTGTCAGCGAAAGCAGATGCTGAAAAAGTGATGATTAAGATGTCAGCTTTACTAGGTTTCGACCCAGTGAGCCGCAGAAAAAATCCTATTGAAGTAGATGAAGAAGATGCGATAGATGAAATTCTAACAATGTAGGCGAAATATGGAAATTTGGCACGCATACGCAGAGAAAATCAACTCTGGTGAGTTAGTGGCTTGTAAGAAGATAAAACAAGCCGTAGAGCGTTATTTTAACGATTTAAACAATCCCGATTATTTCTTTGATGATGGAGCGGTTAATAAGTTTTTAGCTTTCTCGAAACTATGCCCGCACGTTAAAGGACACTTACGCGGACAGCCTATTATTCTTTCTGATTGGCAAGTATTTCTCTTTGCTAATATCCTAGGCTTTAAGCGTAAAGACACAGGATTAAGAAAATATCGCTCCGCTTACGTTCAAGTAGCAAGAAAGAACGCTAAATCAACGATAGCAGCCGTTTTAGCTAATTGGTTTTTAGTGATGGAAGGCGGACAACAGGATATATACACCGCAGCCGTTAGCCGAGATCAAGCAAGGATTGTTTTTGATGATGCTCGTCAAATGTGCTTACTTTCAGCACCATTGAAAAAGCGCCTTAACATTCAACAACACAAGCTAATCAATCCGAAGAACAATAGCATTATGCGACCGCTTGCCGCTAAATCCTCAACGATTGAAGGAACTAACCCTAGTTTAGCCATTGTAGATGAATATCACCTACACACCGATAACAGCGTGTATAGCGCATTAGAACTAGGGCAAGGCGCACGCCCGGAAGGTTTACTGTTTGCCATTACTACAGCGGGAAGTAACGTTATTTCCGCTTGTAAGCAGCACTATGATTACTGTGCGCAAATACTGGAAGGTAACGAACAAAACGATAGTCTATTTGTGCTGATTTTTGAATTAGACGAAGAAAGCGAAATTGATAATCCGGAAAACTGGGTAAAAGCCAATCCGAATATCGGTAAATCCATTCCTTACCTTGATTTTGAAAACACAATCAAGAAAGCCCGAGGAATTCCTTCCGAGTGGGTGGAAATGCTCACCAAGCGTTTTAATGTTTGGTGCCAAGGAACAACGCCATGGCTAGGCGAAGGCAATTGGGCGCAGTGCGCACGAAATTACACGGAAAGCGACTTACTTCACCAAGATTGCTATTTAGGCTTGGATTTATCTAGCACCAACGACTTAACAAGCCTTTGTTACACCTTCCCACAAGGGAAAAAAGTGCGGTTGATTACCCGGCATTATATTCCTGAATTTCAGCTTAACAACGTGGCCAACAAGAACCGGGCCATTTATCGAAACTGGGTGCGCCAAGGGTGGCTAATTGCCACAGAGGGCGACTGTATCGACTACGACAAAATCCGCGATGATATTCTCAAAGATGCGGAAAACTTCAATATCAAAATGATCGGCTTTGATGTTTGGAACGCCACGCATTTAAGAACACAATTACAGGCAGCAGGCTTGGAAGTAGAACCGTTCCCGCAAACCTATCAACGATTTAGCCCAGTGGCGAAAAGTGCGGAAGTTTTAATAAACAGACAAATGATAGAACACAATGGCGATCCGGTGCTTGCGTGGGCTTTATCCAATGTAGTTATGGAAACTGATGCGAATGCCAACATAAAACCGAACAAGAAGAAAGCAGCAAACAAAATCGATCCGGCAGTAGCTTTCTTGATGTCATTCGGCACCTATCAACTTGAATATGGCGATCTGATTTTTGAGTTATCACACCCAGGAAGACGTGCTTACAGCCTCCCAGAGAATCGTTTTGGCCATCATCCTTTACCCGACTTCTGCAAACGAGAGAAAGATGCAGAGCTACCAGAATGTGATGAGTTGACGGTTGTACGTCATTATACTAATCATAGTGAGAATAACTTTGGCGTTGATAACGGTTTCTATCCTCTGGGTTCTTGTACGATGAAGTACAATCCTGTCATCAACGAAGAGATAGCTTCAATGCCATGCTTTAC